CTCAATGGTCTTTGACAATTGACGCACCAAACCCCTACTTGATCCTCGTCGACATTGGTGACATCGCAGAAAACGCACTGTGTTGCACTGACGGCTCTCATTCTAGCGCACCACCCGCAAACGGCCACCGCACGAACAAGAATAAGTCGGATTACTAAACTGATGAATATCCATTCCGCACTTATTACATCGCCAATGTTTCATTCTTCTTCCTCCCTTGGTCCATGGCGTAAAGTCTGACGTAGAGAAATCCCAACATCTCTTTCATCATGATGTTGCCATACATGGATACAGAGATATCTCCACACCTTATCCTCATCATGCATTTCTGCATCATCAATGATGAACATTCCACAGAAAGCGCAATTCATTCTTCTTCAACTCCTAGCTTTGTTTGATCGCCATGAATTGATGATTCATATGCAGCCAATCTCCCACGCGCGTATGCGTGCATACGTGCTGGACATACATCACCAAGGCCATTGTCACTGCGGCACTTGTTTACGGCCCATCCTAGGGCCTCATTCACGTACTTTGACTTGAGACCCTTAGGTAGAGTCATCAAATCCCAGTATACGTCGTCACTGATCGTTACTGTAATCTGTGGCATTATATCACCAACTGAACTTGAATGCACATGGCCAACACAGTATGACTGCGTCCTTTCCATCCCATATGGTTCTATATTCTATTTCTGGCCTCTGCGTGTGACAGTGTCTGCATTTGTGTCCCATATACTAGCCGAGGAGGTTATCCCTTATATGGATTATTATTTTTTTACTACAAAAGAACTCCAAACGACAGTCATCCGCCCTAACCTACATAGCCTATGGCTAGCCCTTAGGGGCTCTGTGGCGGGCGGGGGAATTAGAGAGAGGATAAGCGGGTCCTAATCAAAGTGTTATGTTTATTACCGAGATTGTAACACCGTGATCCATGGCAACAGCAAAGACAGGCAGTTTTTACCTGACGGAATCCGTAATTATCCCAGACACTAGTGTATCAGGTACACGTGTTCAGGGCACAATAGACTTGGGAGCTTACGTAAATGTTCCAACAGGGCAGGCGATAGCTATCGACCAAGTAGATTTTATTTGGCAAGTTGGCACCGATTTCAGCGGATCGGCTAACCAAGCCCTAACCGGACTTGGCTGCCTCAATGCACAATTGAGCGACCTCAACCCCGGAACCGCCTTCATCCAAGCAGACGATCACAGTTTGATCGCTAGTCAACACCTAGACATTGACCAGCCAAACAACGTCACAACTCACAGCCAAGACCTGTTCCCCGACAATTTTGGCCCTGCTGCTCTATCTGAAGCTTTCATGGTTGTCAATGACACCCTCTACTTGGTGGCTGGAAATGATCAGTCGGCAGCGGATACTAACCTCTACTGCACAGCCCGGATTCGAGCGCGCGTAGTCAAGCTATCGCAGAAAGATTGGATGGCGATAGCTATCCAATCAACAGCCAGCGATAACTGAGGTGTTCTCAGTGAACGCTGACTGGGAGAGGGGATATGCCGCTGGATATGCCGCAGCACATCGAAGTGATGTCAGGGACATTACTACTGATCGTGGCACTCCTACACCGGCTCCTCAAAAGAAGAGGCGTAAAGCTAGTGCTTACAGTAAGCGATATGGAGCAGCCTTCAAGAGAGTGTCCTCAAGATACAAGAACAAACGAGGCGGATGGAAAAAGAACGGATATAGATCAGCCGTGAGAGCAGCACATAAGGCGGCGAAGAAATGAGTTCAGAACGCGCATTAGCCGGCGAGCGAACTATGTCCCAGATGTTTCCAGAGTACATGGGACAATTTACAACACAATGGGGCAAATACAAGACATGGCAGAACTCTGTTACCTATCCTGAAGTAATCTTTAATGAAACATACTTCGACATGTCAGGATACACTCATGATGATATGACTGTATTCCCACTCGGAATCACTCTTCAGGATCCGGGCATATACGTATCCAGTAATGCGGATGTCCCAATGCAAGTTTTGGACGTTGTATCGCAGGTGCGATTAAGTCCCGGTGCAGTTCTTACAGATTTAGTAACCCTGTCCAATGTACCGGGTATGATGGAATCGACAGTGGACTGGACTCAAATTCTATGGGGACAATATCGAACGTTCTTAGGACAGGCACAATACCAAGCGAATCAAACAATCTTCCTACCTGCTTCTGGTGGATTGTTTGGTTCAGGTTCACCATCTACTGCAGAGAAGATTTACTGTTATCGCTTCATCATCACATCAGGTGCAGCAGAGAATGATAATATGAAAATCCCAGCCTCGCGCGTAGTAATGAATGCGGTCTCCGCAGCAGAAGAAGAGAAAGTATTCCTGATGCGGCAAAAAAGATCGTATGAGTTGGCATAATGAATCCTGTAATGGTTTTTCGTGGCCGCTTGGTTATGCAAGGAATTCTAACGGCTGGTTACGTTACAAGTTTTGAACGGGCCGGAGATAAGTATCTTGATTCGGATCGAGATGCAATAGACGCAGGTAGATTGATTTCAAGCGTCGGTTTCTCAACTTTAATTTACGGTGCTGGAACTATTGGTATTTGGGCACCTGCAATAAAAGCCGGCGTAGTGGGAACTGTCGCAACAACAGCAGTAACAACAACCGCGACTGTTGCGGGTGCTGCTGTAACTGCTGTTGCACCGATTGCCGCAGGTTATGCAATTGGTGCCACCGCAGGTACGGTGGTTGCAGACCAGGTGTGGGGAGAAGAAGGTGCAGAGGCTGCACTAGACTTCTATACTGGCCAAGGAAATTATTCTGAATACTTTGATGTCACTGGAAATATTTCTACCATCGTCGAGTTAGGAATCAAACCAACAATATCGAAGACTAAGAAAAAAGTGAAGACAACAGTCAAGAAAGGGGTCAAGACAGTTGAACGAACTGTTAAACATATAGCCAGAGGATTACAGTTGAGAAGGCCCAAACAAAGACGCTGGCGATTCTGGTGATCAAGCCCATTTGATTCTCAATGGTCTTTGACAATTGACGCACCAAACCCCTACTTGATCCTCGTCGACATTGGTGACATCGCAGAAAACGCACTGTGTTGCACTGACGGCTCTCATTCTAGCGCACCACCCGCAAACG